CCAGCCACTTGCCGTAACCCACGCCGTTCTTGTAAGTTGCCACGTTTTTTTTTCGCTTTTTGTGCTATTCTATAATGCACAGCTACAGTACGAAGAGTGTGAAGCTGCTCAAGCCAGCCGTGAAATAGGAGGACCGAGGCCACAGTCGAGTACGAAAGTGTGGTTAGCGGCATCAAAATCACACGTGGTGAAGCTCGCGCGTATGCCAGTTCCGCCACACCCGGTTATCGTTTTGGCATGACTTGTAGAACACAGGCGTTGCCATACTGAAGCTGTCGTATGTATGAATTTGCATCGTCAAGCACCACAGTTACCGCAAGCGCATCACACACTTCCTTTTTACGTCTTCCTATCTCTTCATAAGTGGAGCCGAAGCATCGTTGGATTGTAGTATATGGCACATTCAATTGTGCCAGCTTTGCTTCACGGGCGGCGAGCGTCCATTCACCAATGTCCGCCAGTGCGCCTGTCACTATATGTATCTCATGCCCAGCGGCATGAAGATCACGGGCTAGTTGTGCTAGCTCAAGACGATCAAGCGTGCCATCTAGATCGAATGCGTAAATGCTCATATGCCTCCAAATGGTATGCCCTAGAGGACTTGAACCTCTACCCTTTCGGACAGCGTTCTGGACCAGGCTGTTGTCAGCCTGGTTGGCCAGAGGGGTCTTTCCCTCTTTCCAGTAGATAGCCAAAGTAACCGACCACTACGCCACCAGCATATTGCAGGATGCAACGAATCTAAAAAGGATTCAACCTACGGCTGCTTCTTGTTGCTTACGTCTAGCGCCAGATCCTTGGCTGTCTTAGCGGTAAGTATATCCACCAGATTCTGGGCTCCATTGTTCTGGCTGGCTCCACCACCAAGCACAGTGGTCGGCACCCAGTTGCCCTGATACTCAGCAATGGCCTTAGCATATGCCTTGTTGACCTCTATCCAGGCTGCGATCTTCTGCTCTAGGGCTCCGTTTGCCACCATCGCCAGCCGCTTCTTTTCAGCCTCGCCTTCACCATCCAGAATCAGCTTCCGCTTGTTCAACTCGGCCGTCTGAACAGCCAGCGCAGCAACAGCTTTGTCCTTTTCGGCTGAGGTTACCTCAGTTGCTTTGATGACCTCTTGCTCCCACTTAGCCTTTGCAGCCGCTGCCATACCGCTCTGCTCAGTGGTGATGCGCTGCTGCTCAGCCTGCTTCGCCTCCATCATAGACGTTTGGACCTGCATGACCATCTGCTGCTGTTCCTTGATTTGAGCTTCAACCTCCGGGCTGTAATGCACGCCATCAATCGCAAGGTTGAATGTTCGGATGTTGAACTCCGACAAAGGACTCACATCTTCTCGCTCGACCCGGCCGTCCGATCCTCGGACAATCTCAACCACAGCAATCGTCTTCTCCTGACCAGTGATCGCGTCAGCAGCCTTCTTAGAGAATGACCGGGTTCGGAGCACCCCATGCTTGATCTGATCGTCAATCAGACTAAGCAGCTCGTTCCGTCTGTCTGCGTAACTCTCCTTACTGCTCATCAGCGGCCCCGTCATATAGATAGCCTTGGTGACTGCCGGTGCCACTAGCTTTTGCTCGACAGCCTCCTGGCTGCCATACAGCGAGTGCATCCTGATGAAGGTTGCATGGTCGGATGGCATCTCGTAAGCTATAGTACCAGAGATCTTCGCATGTCCTGCATCGTTGAATCGAACCTCGATCGACTTGTCCAGCCCTTTACCGCCATTTCTGATGGGGGATGTAAAGTCGAAGTTCTCCCGCTTCCGGTACTTTGTTACCCGGCCGAACCACTGCGGCTTCCAGCCCGGGGTGGTGAATGTTATCAGCCTGCCGCCAGGTGATTGTACCACCATCTGCTCATCCGCATCGAGCGGTTCTAAGATGTTACCACACCCGAACGCTGCAACAATCACCAGCATAACTGCAGTTATAACTACAACAATGAGCTTGCGCGGGTTGAACTTGTTCGGGTCAATTTTGAACTGATCCACTCTTCGCCTCCTTCTTGGCTTTCTCCCGGAGCTGCCGGGCCAGTTTATTCAGCCGTGCAATATCTAGATCCTCCTTCGATGCTTCTAGCTTGCCAATCGCCTCCCTCCTACGACCCACCAACAGATTCCAGATTCTCAATACTCCCCATCCGATCAGTGCCAGCACCAGCAGTGCCTCAACTGCGAACAGTATCTGTCGCATAGACTTTCTCCAGTGTAACTGCAGCATCATGGACGAAGCTATTGTCATGCGGCCTGCAGATATTTGCTCCTGACATGACCCACCGTCTCGCCGCGGACTCAGGCACTGCCAGCTCCTTCATCAGCTTGGCTGTGTGGAAGCAGGCTGAATGCCGCCCCGGAGATTCCACACCGTCCAGAATGAACTTCCGGGCCGTAGCAGTTAGATGCGGCAGCACGTCCGATAGGCTCGTACTATTTTGCAACGGATGAGCTCGTTCAGGAGTCGCACACTCCAGGTTGAACAGTTCACCAATAGACTTCCCTTCACCCTGCCAGTACTCTACTACTGATTGTGCACCTGTCTTCTGGTTGATACTGCCTGGGCATCTCACTACTCGAGCCAGGTCTGAGCAGCTGGTGTCAATCTGCCAGCCGTTAGTCCAGGGCTTGCCGGAGTGGTATCTGATGTAGCCTGCCATGATACGCTCATAGCGGGCCGGATCGTCTCCAGTCTTCAGGTATATCTTGTCCACTTTTGGCTCATTCCAGACTGGGACCCAGCATTGGTACCCTCGACCGCTGAAGATCCTGTGGGCCACCTTGTCAAACAGCGGTGGAGCCAGCGTGTCCTCACTAGGGTCCAGGTCCAGGACGATGTAGCGCCAGTGAGTGATGTCTTCTTGCGACAGTTTGACTTTGCCCGCCCGCCGAGATGGGTTGGCCTGAAGGTACAAGTTCCAGCCCAACTCATAAGCGTTCCGAATCGTAGCGATCAGTCTGTCCATGCTGTCTAGTCGGCCGCCTAAGGTACGCTTTTGGCCACCGCTCTCCTTTGTTGCGAACCACTGGACTTCTTCCTGCCAGCTGAGCAGATACCAGCCCCAGGCCGCATCTTCTTTCCATTTAGCCATTTGCACCTCCGGTTCTTTTTCAGCCAGGCTTCCAGAACCTTTTCGTAGTTGATCATCTCACCTGATGGCACTCCTGCCTCCTTGCACTTTGGACAAGTTCGTTGCTGCCAATAATCCGGCTCGAACTTTCTAGAGCAGAAATCACAGGCTGTCTTGATTTTGGACATAGACTGCCTCCATAGCTCTAGATTTTTGATAGCTGCTGACTACCCCACGGCGCTGGGTCAGTGGCTCAAAGGGCAACCATCCGGCCCCGTAGTTCTCACAAACAATCACTTGTCCCCAGCGGTTCTTGCACCATTCCCCTAGCTGCGGGTAGTTAGCGACGTGGGTTCTGTAACGCTGTCCTGCGATATTGTTATAAGGTGGATCAATAAACCAAGTTGCCTCCATGTTGGGGATAACAGTGTAATCAAGCTGCATGAATCGCCAGTGGGATATCTTGGGTAGCCAGTGCCGCATCTTAGGCAGTATTCTGGGCCAGCTCTTAGCACCGAACTTGGTGATCTGGTTATGCACACCCTTTGCACCCTGAGTTCCTGCGTTGGCCTCAGCCTGCATCAGTCGCTTCAATCCTATAGGCACTGCCGCACCACGTTTACAAATATCTGTTACCAGCTCGCCCGCCGAGACGGAAGCGGGGATGCTTCGCTCGCACCACTCCAAAGCTGATGGACTAAGCAGAAAATGCCAGATGCTTGCTGTGATTGGATCTGCGTCGTAGAGTAGAACCTTTCTATCATAGTAAAGTGCAGAATAGGCTGCTGCACCGCAAAATGGTTCCACTATTGTACCATGACAAGGCGGTGGATAGAGATGGGCAATCTTGGATTTTCCTCCGTAATACGACATCACTGATCGAAATCTAGTACCTTGGCTCAGCGGTCTTAAAGGTATCACTTTCAATGCTCTGTCCTCCGTGACATACCTCGAAATAAGGGCATCGGCTCCCTCCGAATGGCCCAAAACACTGGTCGGTATTACGCAGTTGGTGCACCCAATCCCGCTCCATACGTTCTAACAGTCGCTCTAAGTTGCCTGTTAGATAAGCAGTTAGCTCTAGGCTTCTGGTGAGGTAATGGGTGGTGAACACTGCGACTCGATCTGGATCAGTTACTGGTGTCTTGGTCCGGCGATCTGATGACATTCGATAGGCTGGCAGCTTCTGGCAAGCTCCTAATATGATTCCTCCCCAGGGCTCAAATCCATTCTGCCTGCCTAGATGTTCATAGGCGACCTCATGAAAGCTAAGCTTGACTTTATCCAGCAGGCTGGGGAGATCGTTGGTATAGGTTTTCCACTGCAGGCTCCAGAACTTCCCGTTGTACTTGATGATACTGTCCGGCCTCCCCTGTAGACTTATCACCGAGCTAGTAAGTGCCTGCTCAACTTGAATTAGCTCCCACTGTGGCTCTATTTTATAAAAACTGGCTGGTATCCACAGCCGATGTTTACAAAAAGCGTCTCTGGATGCTTGGCTAGTACTACTCCATATAGGTCCACTAGACCAGTTGTTACCAAGCTCTCCTTTCATACGTAGAGCCATGAGTCCATGAAAGATGCTACCCACACCTTGGGCCGTGGAGTCTACAATAGGAACTCTTCGCAGCTCATGGGCATAGTATGACAGCTGAGGGCATCTTAGATAATCCTTAAGCTGGCTTACTGTAAATATCATCTGTCCTCCTGCAATCGACCCCGCAGCCATTGCTCTGCCTTAGAATCATGATCTGGCGCACGCAGCCGTGAAGAGTGGCATATCTTTCGTACCGCTTCTCTGCACTCGACCAGCTGGGCGCAGCGCCTGCCTCGGGCGGTTGGCAGCCTTCTGCCCCAGGTGTTCTTCAGCTTGATAAGGTCTCGGCGGGCGGACATCCACTTGAAGACGCCGTGGCGCAGCAACATCTCCATTGCGGTGTTATAGTCCATGTACTTAGACATCTCCCTCGCCAGCCGAGACGGCTTGTTCTGTCGATGCTGATTAACAGTCTGCTTGAGTGTCATGGTAGAACTCCACTGATCAGCTTGATTCCCTTGAGGGGCTGGCCGTTTACTGTTTCTTTGGATTCTACTGGCACGATGTCAAAGTAGTCGAAAGGATCGACCTCCGGCCCACCGCCACGGGCCTTGGCACAGGTGATCTTGACTCGCGGGTCGCGGCGGTTCCGCTTGGACAGATTATACACAAAGTCAGCAGCGTCGCCTATTACTGTGCTGCCCCGGCCTGCATGAATGTCCTGCCCCAGCAGCTGCCGGGTGTGCCCAGCATGATGACTCATGATAATGCACCAGCCATTGTCCCTCATGCCCTTTAGGATGTTCCATACCTGCGACATCTCGTTACTGAGATTCTCGTCACCTGTATGGGTTGCTCGGTGACTGTCGATGAATAGTACGTCAGCCTGGGCTGTATTCTTCCACTGGTCTAGCCATCTAAGGAACTGCAGGTCTGTGATTTTAACTCCAGATCGCCAGATACCCGGTAGGTCTAGTAGTTCACGATGGGCAAGATCAATTCCATGACCAATGCACAGCTTTCTGGACTGCAGTCCATAATCCCAGGATGGAGCATCGGCACCAATGAAGAACACCTGCCGCCCCCGCATGGGCTTGAACTGGCCGAATAGCGGAATCTCCATATCCAGGCAAATCGCCATGTCCAGCATCAGCAGGGTTTTTCCACTGTGAGCTGGAGCCACAATCACAGTAATGCTGCGGTCGCGGAAGCAGTTCTCGAACAGGAATCCAGGTACATCATCCTTCATGACACTATTAAGTGTCCTGCCGCCGATAGAGTCCAGCAGTTCATGCTGGTTCACTTAGCTCTCCAGTCCTTGGGGTAGGCTCGGACGATCGCAAATAACTCCTGAGCGATTGCCTTATTCACGATGTAGGGGATTCGCAGCCGTGCGAGTGCACAGCTCCATACATAGTTCAGGGTGTAAGCTTCACCGACTGTCTCGGGGCTGGGAGTTACGTTCTCAGTGTCCGGCATTTAGCCTCCTGCAGTGCGGGCATCCTTAATCTCCTACTGTTATGATCTGCAGGCTAGGCAGCCAGATGCCTGCGAGCCTGCTGTTGGTTGCTGATGCGATGTCAATACAGAAGGATCTGCCTTGATCTGGCTGATGGTGTATTCGGACTGATTCGCTCCGGGTGTGCCCAAAGATCTGAGGTACATTAGCCAGCGGCTCGCCCCAGTCCCGCCAGAGTATACCACCGGCTGCATCAGGTCCTCCTCGCCGGGTGGATATTGCGTTGACTGTGAGGCCTAACCCTCGGGTCTGGATAATCCGCTCATAGTCGCCTATAGCAGCTGTTGGGTTGGAGTAATCTGGGTGCAGCCCGGCATGAGTGATTAGGTGGCCGTGCCGAACAGCGCATAGTTTAGGCTTAAGGGAGATCAGCCGCTCATAGGTCATAACCATTGGTGGGTGGAATCCTGCAAACCTGTGCCTGGCCTCATCAACCACAGCCCGGTCATGGTTGCCCCACAGCATGGTGAAGTTAGGCAGACCTGCAGCATACTTTAAGGTGGTGTAATCGTCTATCCGAGTGTCCTGACTGAAGTGCCCCAGGTCGCCCAGCTGAATGATCTCGTCATCAGCAGATGGTCCAGCCTTGTCTAGCAGGGCTTCCAGGCGGTCCCAGTGCCCGTGGACATCACCGATTACGAAGGTTCGCATAAAGTCCCCTCAAAATGATCCGGGTGGTGCGTTCTGCCACACCCGGAATTGGTGCGCCCTGTAGGACTCGAACTTGCTAGGTTATGGTTGAAAGTCAGAGTGCTCAACACTTTGCGTGCTATCTAATTTGTTTGTAACTGGTTTGGGACTCTACCTGCCAGAGCTTTTGATTACCTGCATCCCAACCTTCAATTGTAAATCCGCGCGTACCCATGTAGTTAGGAAGGGTGGTAGTAATATGGTCTGCTTGCCACTTATGTCCGGCAATTGCCCACTCATGTGGGTATTGAATATTTACACTAACCAGTGGTTCATCAAGCACTGCTTCCCATATATGCAACGCCTTAAAAAACAACATCCCTATTCCTATCCAAATAACTGCGTACTTAATATTTGACCAATTAATCTCTTTCACTTCGCCTCCAAAGCTGGTCCGGGTGGTGGGAATCGAACCCACATCGCTGCTGTTTGAGAGCAGTGCGTTACGAGGGTTTAAAGCTCGCGCGTATGCCAGTTCCGCCACACCCGGATTATACCCAGTAATGTCCTCGCTCGTAGTCGAACTCCGACTTTATGGTGGGGTCCAGGACCCAGCAGAAGATCTTGGCAAATGAGCCGTTACCCCAGTCCATCTTCAGGCAGGTGAAGTACATGGGTCCAGAGGACCAGGGAGCGGCTTGGACGACCTCCTTAAGTACGGAGCCGTTATCTCCTGCCCAGGTTCCAAGGTCAAAGCTGTTCCCGAAGGCACCCTCCAGTGGGGTGGTTGCTAGTCGTTCGCGCTCCGAGACGTAAGATTCTGCGGCCCGGGTAAGCCCTATGTACTGGTCGGTTCTACTCATTCGTGCTCCTTATGGAGCCAGTAAGGGATCTGGACTCTATAGGGTAATGTGCCCTTGTGATAACGCTTTAATAGGTACTTTTTACACTTGAGCCATCCCCAGCGTTTCTGGCGCCTGGCCTTGTCATATAGAGGCTCCTTTGGGAGGTCTTCTGTAACATAGTTGGGGTTGATCCTGTAAGCCTCGATCCTCCATTTTCTGTAGGCTTTCTGGTGCCGATTTCTGTCCTCCTGAAGGCTATCTGCTGCTGTTATGGGGTCCCACTTACGCCATCTTTCGTAGCGCCTTAATTTGGACTTAGGCATACTGAATAGTCCTTACTTGTTGAAAACAAACAGGTTAGCTGGTGGTTACCCCAATAAATACGGGATTAGGACTTTATTTTCATTATACCTAAAAGGAGCCGTGGCCGCTGGGCTCACGGCCGGTCCCTCCGGGCACCGCTGGGGCTCCGGCCTTCCCGCCACGCAGCCACGAGCCTCCTTTAATGGTTCCAAGAGTTAATGACCTTCTAGAGGTCGATTATCTGTTTGGGTAGCGGGGGCGGGGGGTTGGGCTGTCTCAGTGGTAGATCGTCGTCCTAGGACCGCTACAGACTGGTTTCTAGCGATTCTGGGCGGGGTCGCTGCAATGGACGCTAGGGTGTAAATACGGGCAATTGGAAAGTTCAGCCAGCGTCGAGCTGATGGCTCCCGAAGTTGAATTGACCCGGAAGGGTCTACCATGACCCAGATGTAGTCTTTTCTGGGTAGAAAGGTGCATCTGACTCGGAACTGTCGTGGTTTGCTAAGTACTGCCGGCATCCTAGCCTCCTCCTACTGCTCCCTGGGTGTTGATCTCCCAATAGTTTAATGCCTGGACGATTCTGCTGCAGTACTTTATATTATCACAATAGGCTATGTAAGATCGCTCCTTACAATCCCTCACAGCCCAAGGTCTAGCATATATTCCAGTGTTAGCTGCCTCATACCTTAGATCTTCTGCTTCTGATGGCATCATCTCAAGTCTCCTAGAGCAGAATGGACTTCAGAAACTCTACACTGATGGCTTTAATCCTCAGGCTCTTGATGTACTGGACCACCAGATGCGCTCTAGCATTGAGCAGCCTGGACTTACTGCTATCCCATTCTGGTCGAGTTATCTCATGCCTGGACGGCTTATGGATCTGCAGGATCTTCAGCTCCTTATTGATGTGCCTGATCTCGGCGAGTAGCTGCTTGGACTTGTTAGTCTTCATCTGTGGTCCACCAGTCGCTTGATGTAGCCGTAATCATCGTCAAGACCATAGCAGTTGTAGCTGAACGATCGGATCTTTCTGGAGATCGGCTGCAGCTTATGGGCCTGGGCTTCTAACAGTATGTTCTGCTGGGTCCCTTGAATTGTATAGCTCTGGGGCAGCAGCCAGGTATGTGCCAGCGCGCTCTTGACTGCTTCTCCTTCGGAGCCGAACACCGTCACGCACTCGCCTTCACCGATGATCAGTCTACAGTAGTACGTTGGATTACCCGAACGGATCAAGTACATCTTGTCATTATGAATCGCAGCCACCGCAGACATGCCGTCTGCGGACTCTAGAAAATCCGCCAGCTTATGTGGGCCTTTGCGTGCCAGAAAACTAACAATCAGTTCGGAATCGACCCCAGACGGCTTGGTAATCCCCCATTTCTGTTTCAGCTCCTTGGTATTCATAATCCAGCCATTATGCACTGCCGCGGTCCCCGCTTGTACAAACGGCTGGGCTTGCTCATCCCCCAGACCTCCGGACGTAGGGGTCCGTGTATGAGTGAGGGCCATAGATGCGGGCCGAGCGAACAGACCAATGAATTCGTCTGTATCAATGAAGTCATACGGAGTAACAGCGGCCTTCGCCAGCTTGCTGTTGATATAGCATCCTGAACTCTGGATACCTCGATCGGACCCATACCATAGCAGTGCGGTGCATAGCCGCCGAGATAGAATCGGGTCCAGCGGTACACTTGAGACAAATCCACCGATCGAGCACATTAGGCTGCCTCCTGGTAATAGTCCGGTGTTCTCAGCATTAGATCCAGATCCCGTTGACTATAGTTAGTTCGCATTGTTTTAACAGCATACTTCCACAGCGATAGTGGCGCTTTGGTCTGCTGCATCATAAAGATCAACTTCTCTCGAACCGTCATCTGGGCGATGTTCTGGCGCAAGGCTATCGTCAATCGCACGACAGTGAAGGTATCGAAGAACGACAGCAGGAACTGGGTCCATCCCCGAATGATCTGCTCATCAAAGGTCATGTGATGCAGTCTGACCTCAAAGGTTCTTGCAGCATGTGAGCTTCGATAGCAGCTTGTATTCAGCGCTGCGTAACGATCTTCATTATAGTTTACACGCCTGGCAGATCGGCAGTACGCATTGGTCAATCGGGCGGGCTCAACCAGCAGTACAATGGCAGGCTCCAGCAGCCGCCACCATCGGTACAATCGCTTACGCTCCAGTTCAGTCGAGCCATTCATCCCCAGATGCAGATGCAGCCCACACGAATCATTGTGTGCAAACCACTGCTGTGCAAAAATATCACACAGCGAGTGTAGCATCGCCCATAGTGGCTCCGCGCTGCCGTAATGTGTTGCCAGCTCAATGGCTACCGGATGATGATTATTGCCGCGCAGACTGCCATCATAACGCATACTACCGTAGTTCCGCAGCTCCTGAATCAGGTCCAGCGACAGCTCAGATCTTCGGAATAGAAATTCAAACTCATATCCTACTGACCGACCTACAGCATTCTCTACCAGTGGCCGCGGCTTTGCATTGTTCCAGCATGGATGGCATAGCGGTTGATCCGTAGCGGGATCTGCTGTATCAGATTCTTCTCCCAGTGGCAGGCTGCAGATAATGCAGGTCGAGCTGCTTCCATCAAAGCATCTTCTACATCCATACCCATCTGCCATTTCTAGCAGCTCCGCCACTTCTCCACAGAAATCACAGCGCTCCATGTGTTCACCTCCTTGTGAACTTGTAGATACAATAGAGATGGACGGGACCCTCAAGCGATTCAATTCGCTCAGCAGCGCGGGGAATGACGACTCGAAGAGGGTCAGCCAATCTAAGATCGGTCCCGAAGGGGAAACCGCAGAACAAGCAGTACTCTGGGGGACCTCCAAGATCCCCCCAATCTAGCCAGATGCTATCATTTGCTGCCTCGGGCAGCACGACCCTGTGCTCGTCTCCATAGATTGAGTTCATCCTTGACTCCTTGTGCCGCTCGAAGGTAACTGCGCTGCTCCTGAACCATCCCCCGCTTCCGCCAGATCGCAGCACGACGATACAACATTGGAATAATGCGCTTCAGAATAAAATGCTCCAGCTCGGTCAGCTCATCCATGCGAACCTCCGGTGCCTGCTCCGCAGCTCTACCAGCGCTGCGAGTGTCTCATCATCAATATTGGCCCAGGGCAGCTCTCGTTCTGCCTTGAGTTCCTCATGATGCAGTCGCCTGGCTTTGTTGCGGGTGCTGCGCCTGAGCTGGGCTTCGTCCCTTTTGCCTGCCTGCCGCCCGGGACGATTGCGGCCGTGCTTTCTGTGCTTCTTGGATGACTTTGCCCCCATAACCCCTCCTTGGGACTGATCCGGCGGCTGGGAGCCGCAGCAGATCAACGATGAGGGGGTGCATGGTGGCGGTGAGGCCGCCACCCGCACTGGTCACGATGTTCCCTCTGACACCTTCTACAGACCGTACTCCATCAAGTCTTCCATCTACTTAGGATCTGGGTGCCCTGCCCATATGACAATCGCTAAACTCAACAGCAGGCAGAGTATAGTCAGGATATAGGGCTCCAGGCTGCTCCATTTCATTATCACAGCTCCAAACCTCCAAAATAGGGAAGGGGGAGTAGCTTCTGCCTTCTCGCAACGCTCGATGAGGGCGGTGATTTCGGCGGACACCTCCGCCTGTGCGCCATCGTCGGCGTAGAAGATGATGTAGGTGCCCGGCTTCTCCGCGAGTGCCTTGAGATCAGCGAGCGTCATGGCTTCACCTTGGTGGACCCTTCCTAGCGAATACGCCGCAGGACGCTGACCAGCTCGTCCCGGACGATCAGCCGGACTAGCTCGGCCAGGTGGACATTGAACTTGAAGGCGTGCCTGGCCGCATGGGCGGCCCGAACATCCGGCTGGCTGGTGCGCTTGGCGATCATCGGCCGCTTGCCATTACGCCGGGATCTGCCTGCTGCGATGTGAGCCTTGCGTGCTGCATTAATGGCCTGCTGACGTGCCCGGGTCCAGATGACTCCACGCTTGTCCTTCTGTCCGATCTTCATGGCCTGCCTCCGCGTTTGATGCGCTCCACCAGCTCTCGCTGGCAGTCATGGCAAGCCAGCGAGGGCGGGTGGGGGTCGTGGCGCTCATGGGCAGTGAAGAATGCTGTAACAACTAGTACTGCGATGATCTTCATTGGGCAGCTGCCCTCCAATCAGGTTAAGCATCTACACAAACCTTGACTCTGTGGCATAGTTCGCACGGCCCTAGAGACTGTGATAGAAAGTCTACCCAGTCCCGGCGGCTAAGCCGACGCCAGTTCTTCTTCCCTTTCGGCCGCTGGTTGGCCTTGGCTAAGCAGGTCTTGCAGACGAACATGAGTGCCCCCTAGCGCATTTATCTGCGCTCCAGCTGGCTGTCCAGGCTCCAGCCCAGCCCCAGTAGGGCCAGAGCATGAACAAAAACCATTAAGCTGCCAGCAAGTGCTGCTAGAAAGCCGCACCAGATGTTGGCGATAAATAGGACCAGCCCGAAGCCGAACCAGATGCCCCTCATCTAGTCCTCCTGCCGGATGACCTGGCGGATGAAGCCCGGCAGCCGATGGAGCTTCTGGTAGCAGCTGCGGCAGCACAGCTGGTGGTACGGGCTGCCGCCGTGAGGCGTGAACATCTGCTTGCAGTGCTTGCTCGCTCGGCCGTACTTGTAGGCCAGGCATATGCGCCTGTGATCGAGCTGGCTGTTGCGGACGATGAAGCTGCCAGCAATCTTAGAACTGATGGCTTGAAGGTTACGCTGCAGGATCATCATGCGGAACCTCAGTTAGACGGCGGTGAGTATCAGGTGGAACTGGGTTGTGGACTCCGTAGAGCTGCTGGTGGACGTAGCAGTACAAGATGGAGTGGGTTTGGGGTAAGCGACTGGTCCATTGCTCAGCGCACCCCGGAATCGAGCAAGTCTGATGATGTCGTGTTCTGGGCAATAGGGCCATCCTGTCTGGCGATCTGGTGAAGCTCCACACACCGCTGGATGTACTGCTGAACTGCATTGTCAGAGATGACCTGCAGCCAGGTCTTGACCTCGTAGGACTGCAGGCGTGAGCCAATAGTGGCTGCGAACCACTGGACTGCTCGGATCTGTTCAGGGGTTATCATCAGGTCTCCTGCGAGGGCATGTAAGCATGTGGTGCAAAGCCGAAGGTGTACGCAACAGCATCTATTGGATGGCTGTAGTAGTATGGTATACGTAGCCAGTACGCCTTGCGAGTGCCATCAGGCTCAGGCGTACTATTGAGCACTCGAACAAAGCAGATGTTCTCCAGCACTCTATGAATACGCCAGATGGATGCTGTGGTACAAGAGCGTTTAGATATATTGAAAGCTTGGACAAGATTAATCCAGCGAACTTCGCCCATCTCTGCGATGGCTTTGGACCGGGCGGTGGAGTCCCGTTGGATGAACGACCAAGCGAGTGCAACGTCATCCGGCGCTGCACTCGCTGTGGGGTCGTTCATGGTTCAGTCTGTGACCTGCCGGCGGCCTTCGAGCGGATCGAACTCGTGCTGCCGGATGACTTCGTACTGGCCGCCCGGCACGATGATGGGAGCGTGCTCCGGGTGGGTGATTCGAGCCTCCGGGCTGTTGACCTTCAGCCAGAGGGTGCCGCGGTAGTCTTCGTACAGCTCGATGTCTGTGCCAGCCTCGACCTCATGCAGGTGCCCAGTAGCCTCACCTTCCGCCAGGACTCTGGAGTCCTTGCGCTTGAGCGCAACGTGCTGGCCCCAATTGAGGGCCTGTGAGATGAGAATGTCACCCTGCCGATACTGATTGCGAAACATGGTGTGCCTCCGATGAAAGGTTGCTGGATGCCCGAAGCTGGCGATTATTGTCACTGGAGGGATCTCGTCCACTGATTCCAGTCTAAGCCAGCCCGCGTCCGAGCGAGCGTTTTATCGGGCTCCAGCCACTGCTACCGCTTCACAGTGCTAGGTCCGGGCGTGCTGCCCGTCCTGGACCTTCTGCTGGATCAGGAAGATGGCCTCGCCACCCTTGACCAGCTCCTGGACCTGCCGGGAGTTCAGGTCCAGCTTGAACGGCCCCTTGTTGCGGCCGGTCTGCTCCACCTGCACCACCCGGGTGGTGTCAGGGTCCGACTCATCGTACTCCCCGATGATGTCCAGAATCCGGGCAGGGGTGGACGCTACGGTTCTCATCATGGGACAAATCCTCCGAGGGCCGTGTCAGTTGCGCCTCGTGGGTGGCCCAGCCCCCCCGCGAGACGGGATGGAACGAAAGCCGGGATATGAAAGGGTGCGTCCCGGCTGCGCTTGCTATGCAGATGATCTAGTGAGGCCCTACCTCCAGCCAGTCTAGCTAACCTGCATCCCTTCTACAGTCATAGAGCGCCCAGTGTTATGGCTGGGCCTTTGCGTGCCCTATGTGCTGCAGTTTGCCCAGCCAGTCCGGCATCGAACGGTAAAGGGGAGTCGCCTTCTCACCCACCTGGCCGGGTATTACTCAAGCCTCCATTGGATGGCATCTTCTTCGATATGGCGAAGGGCTTCCATGAGTTTGAGTTCGGCCGTGTCACACTCGCGTCGAACAGAGAAATATCCGCCGTTGTTATAGGCTTTGCTTCGAGCCAGGCGGAACTCTCGAGCACAGACGTAGAGGAACAGCCAGTTGGCCGGGACTCCACGACGTTTCACCAGCATAGACAGTCCCTCCGCGCTTTGCGCTTCAGTGGGCTGTGGGGGAGAAACCCGGCCGAGCCGACTCCTTAACCAATCACGCAATCGACTGGGGCAAGGGCACAGATCTAGCTCGGACCTTTCGTGAGTTACGAGTTAGTCAGTGTGCTTCTCGACCGGGCGTATCAGATAATAATGGGGGTTGTTGTCCAGATGGATGCTGTGGGAGACTTGAATCCAGTCAGCCTTGTAGAGGAGCTGGTAGAGTTTGTGCATTAATGCTCCGGCTGGAAGTCGATGAGGGTGCGAAGCAGAGCGGCACGGGCAACCTGAGAGCGGGTCTCTAGCCGGAGCTGGGGCCAGATGTGGCGCATGAGCTGCAGCCAGGGGGTCATGGGCGGGCCTTGGGTTAGAGGTAGGACGGCGTGAGTTTCAGGGCACGAAGCGCTGCGCGCTTGGGGCCGACCCGGGCAGTGTACCAGTCGTGCCAGGGCATGTCGGGCAGGCCGTTGGAGGTCTCGCCGGACAGCAGGAACAACTGGGCATCAACTTCGGCCTTCCAGCGGTCGAAGGTCCATCGAGGCGAATGCATCTTAGCCCTCCTTTTCTGTTATGTGGATGAGCCGGTCCAGCAGGTCCAGCGCAGCGTTGGCGAGGTGGGTTTTTTTAGCCCCCGCAGCCCACGCAGCCCGCGCAGCCTCCGCAGCCCGCGCAGCCTGCGCAGCCTCTGCAGCCCGCGCAGCCCACGCAGCCCCCGCAGCCCACGCAGCCCCCGCAGCCCCCGCAGCCCGCGCAGCCCGCGCAGCCCGCGCAGCCCACGCAGCCTCCGCAGCCCACGCAGCCCCCGCAGCCCACGCAGCCTCCGCAGCCTCTACAGCCTCTGCAGCCTCTGCAGCCCAATGAACGTGATCAGCCACATCGGTGATTCTGCAAGCCGAGAGGCGGTCGGCGCGCTCGATGAGGCCAACCGCTCGCATCGCCGAGGCGGCAAAGTTAGCGGTAGCCGTTTCCTGAATCATCCATCGGCGTTGCGTGTCCTGCTTAGGCGTGCCCTTGGTATAGGGCAGGCGAGGGATGAAGGTGACTAGTCGGCGAGAGAACTCGTCCTCTTGCGCCTCAGTGAAGACACCGCCGAGTAGCCAGTCATTGAGTCCCCGGCAGTACGCTTCGATGCGTGGGCAAACGTCATCTACCTTTCGGTCGGCATGAGGTAGGCCGAGGTGGCGGGCGGTGGCTTCCATGATGCATAAGTCGCCGGATTCGGCAGTGTGCCCGCCGCTCTTGAGGCGGAGCGTGGTGAGGTCGATGGTTCGATTCATGATTAGTCCTCAGGCGGGATGGGGACATCAGAGTCGATGATGCGGCCGAGGTGACGACTGGGTGCGGATAGGCGTGAGGGTGTGTAGTAAGCGGGAGAGGATAGATAAGAGGCACACCAGGCGCAGACCAGGCCGGTGGAGCAGGCAGGGTGGTAGCTGGTGTGTTTGACCGGGCGGTGGCAGTAGCCGCAGGGTACGTAGAGTCGGACGTTGGGATTGTCGAAGTCGGAGGAGTGTCCACGGCCGGGGGGCAGGCGTCTGTAGCCAATGACAGGCCGCTTTGCCGGGGAGGCGGGTGGAGGTATGTTAGAGTCGATGGGGCGAGACATCAGGCACCTCCGTGTGCTAGAGCGCCACCAGGGAGCACAGTGTCATACGATCTTGACACAGGGGCTAGCTCAACCTGGTGGCGCATGATTCGGACTCCCGGACCTGTCGGTGGGTTCGGACTGCCGTGCTTCTGGGCGACATCCATTTAGATGTCCTGATTTTGATCTGGGTTCATATGGATTCTGGCCCCTGCCGGGCGGATGGGTTTGTGGCCTGTGGGTGGTGAACATCTGTGCAAGTCGGGGGAAATGCTGACGTGAAGGTGATTGAGGGTTCTGGCAGGGGGCTTGGGTGGCGGGCGGGGGCTTGGGGGATAGCAAACGGGGGAGGGTTTCCCCTCCCCCGTCTGGTGCTACCCTTCCGTTACTCGGCGTCTTCGATGCGCCAGACCCGGATGCCGGAACCGCGGGCATCGGACTCGTCCACGGGGCGGACCCGGACCCGAATGTGGAGGCCCTTGGCCGGATAGAACAGAGTTGACTGCATTGCCTTGGCCGCGTGTCCGGTGTCCTTGAACCGGGCGAGATCGGCTGCAGGGATGTGGAATGACTGCCCGACCTTGAGGTTGCGAAGGTCGGCGGTGGCGCCCGTGGACTGGCGCACGGTCCCCGGCATGGGGACTGCATCGTCAATCAGCCGTGGCATTGTGGAAACCCTCCGGTGCTGGTGGTCGCGCGGGTCCGGCGGTCGCCGGTCGCGCAATCCATTGGATGCGGCCGGGATTCATGGGGACTCGTCAAGGTTTTGTCAATCGCGCATCGGTGGGGACATGACAGGATGGCAGGTGGGGTGCGGATGCAAGAACCATGCCAGCGGGGATTTTTCCGCTGGTACCCGTAACGTCAAGGTGTACCTGCAGGTACACTGCACGTCTGTGCACTAGAGCGGCCATGCAAGAATCGTGCCACGGTGCTCATGCAGGGATTGAGGGCGTGAAGGGGGCGGGGCTCCCCCTTCTTGCTCTCTTTCTCTCTCCTGTTGTGTCCCCCAAATTCCCCAAAAATTTCAGGTATTTCCCCCGCTCTGATACAATCCTTCTATGAACACCATGGACATGCGAATCCTAGAGGTCATGGCTTCCTCTAACCCGCCCAAATCCATTGCTGCACTCACCGGCCTCTGCGGCTCCACCCGGGCCTACACCAACAACCGCGTCACCGTCCTGCTCAACTCCGGCCGCCTACTCCCCGAGCAGATCCCCTGGCGCCTGATCGAGCGCCCCGGCACCTACCACACCGTTCTCAAGCCCCGCATCCGGGGCGGCCCCCTCGCTGACCTCGAATCCGAACTCGAATTCATCATCAAGCAGAACGGCTCCGACCGGGTATCCGCCATCCGCGAACTCCGCGAACTCCGCACGATGGGCGATGCCCTCTCGGGGCCTCCGCAACCCAACGACACTAAATCCATGCTCTCCGCCCTGTCCCAGATCCTGCGGGCCGCAGGCCGAGACGCGCTTGAGGAGGCAACAGCCCTTGCATGGCCCCCAGAAGCCCAAGAAGCCCCGCCCGACCTGGCAGAATCTACCCCTGGTGGAGATCGTCTGGACTGATGCTGCTACCAATTCCGGCGATGAAGGGAACCTTTCAGACCCCGCCACCGCCCAAAAATTTGGCGGTCTGGTAGAATCTCGTGATGTCGGCTATCTCATCTCCAAAAACCGCACGGAGGTCAAACTTGCAGTTAGTATCTTCCCGGAAGACGGCACTTACCGGCACTCGAACACGATTCCCCGAGGCTGGATCAAAGAAATCATCGTCCTGTCCCGGCCCCCGGATCAGCTTCATTGTCCCAACGATCAGTCGCCCGACCCTGGGACGCCTGATCTCTACCCTCAAACGTGATTCCGGCCCTTCCGACGAGATTATCGTTGTTGGAGACGGCCGCCAGATGCTCGCTCGAGGCCTGGCCGACGATCCTGACCCCAGAATCCGCTATTTCGAGGTCTCTGGCGGCTTTTGTGGCTGCCCCCAGCGAGACGCAGCCATTAAAACCGCTACTGGCGACTTCTTAATGTTTGCAGACGACGATGATGACTACATCTCCGGAGCCATCGAGGCAATCGTCCGACCTGCCCTAACTAAAAACCTCCACAGACCCCACATTTTTCGTATCCCTGGAGTTCGAGCCACCAATCCGCCGACTAGTGACACCATCGGCGGAGCAATGTTTGTTCCTCCTAATAACCCCTCCAAGCTCGGCAAGTGGGACCGCCGCGAACTGGACCCTGTACGAGGCAATTTCTGTGACTGGCACTTCATCAAAGAGACTCTACAGCACTACCCCGAAGGCGCAGTTCTGATCCATCGCTGCATCTACCTCGTCCGGCCCGGCACACCCTGGCTCTCCCTCCAACTAGCCGAGTTCCATGGCCTCGGCTACTCCAACATCAATGGTTTCGCCAGCCTAGAGCTGGCTGGCCGCTATGATAGAATGAACGCGCTACTCGACCAATTTCACCAGGAGGTATCAGATGACCAAGCAGCGAAAAACCGAGCTGAAGCTGGGCAATCTGTACGTAATCGATTACAACGACCACTTTGAGGCCGCTCGTGTAAACTCTGAGGACGCCTCCATGCTCCAACCTGTCGTCATTCGCTCAATGGGCCGCCTCATCGCAATCACACCCCTGCAGTACAACCTGGAGTACTCCAACCAGCTGACCTCTGGCCCCGGCACTTACACCCACTCTATTCATGGTATAATGAGGTCGTGCGTTATCCAGACTGTTGATCTCGGACCTTTCCCCACGGAGACTAAATAATGGCTGCCCCCAGATCTCATACACCTCCTGCCCAGCTCTGGGAGCTGGGCTCCGGCGCAACCTCCGCTGTTGCAACCTTGCCTCTTGGTGCTGACCCAGAGACTCTAGTCGTCATTGACCACATCATGGCCAAAGGCGTCATCAATGCTGCTGGCACCGGCACCCTAACCATGGGCACAGTCGGCGGCATTGTCCAGGAGCAGACCATTGCAGCGGCCGGTTCCTTCAGCTTTAACATTGACTTCTCCGGCGGCTTCCCCTGCTGGGACCTGGAGAACAACGACACAACTGTCGATGCTACTGCCCCGACTGTCACCGTTGCAGGCTCTACCTCTGCGGCAGTCGTTGTTGTCACTTACCATTACGAGAACCCTTCCTACCGGAGACGCTAATGCCTCTGAAGCGCGGCAGCTCCCAGCAGACCATCTCCAAGAATATATCCGAACTTCGGCGCTCCGGCCGTCCCGTCGATCAGGCTGCCGCGATTGCCTATCGCAAAGCCGGAAAAGCCCGCCGCAGACCCCAGAAGAAGGGCTAAATGTCCGCCCTCCACAACTGGTACCTAAACCAACTTAAGAAGTCTGCTGAGGGCTTCCGCCTCGGCGCAGGCATCCCCTCACCCCAAGAAGCCGCCACGGGTGCCCAGCTATTCGGCCTCGCCCTCACCGGCGACCCTGGGGCACGACATGCTATGAGCCAAATGGCCAAGCAAACCGCCCAGGGCCTCGGCACTATGGCCACCCACCCCTTACAAACCGGCACAGCCCTGCTGAGTAATCTCCAGTCCACTCCCCCCCCCGAGACGGGAGGCTTTCTGGCTGGGATAATGGCCCCATTCGGTAAGTACCCCGCTATCGAGAAGCTCTCCAAAGCCGCCAGAGACCCTAAGGCTATGCGCTACGGCCAGTACATCATGCATCGTGCTGAGCGCCGGATGGACGCTCGAGTCGCTGCTGAACGCACCCGCGCAACCCAGGAAGCCCGAAAGCTTGCAGGCGGCAGTCCAATGGTAGAGGGCTCCATTCATGAGACTATGGCAGGCCGAGAGCATTTGGTAGATTTCGGTGGTGGTGACCTTCGCCTAATTGAGTCCTTCGGTGATGAGATCATACGACTGCGGGGCCTGCCTAATGAAACCCTCCTGCAATCTTACAAGTCTGCAATGCTCGGCTGGAAAGCTGCTGGCGATCTGCCTAACGACTATCAACGTGCAATGCTTCGAGAGATGAGCCGCCGAGGCATCAAACTAGACATCTCTGACGAACTTCATATCTTGCATGAAGGAAAACCTCCGGTGAATGATGGTGGGATTACTCCACCTCTAAATATTTGGACTCGGGAGGAGCGTGGTGGCAAGATGCTTAGAAATGTTGATTTTACACCACCGACTACTCAACAGCATGCTCGACAAAATGTAGCGAACTTCCTGAACACCAATCGTCCTAATGATCCTGTAGGTACTAAGATCGGCAAGTTCATCAAGCTCACCAAGGGCTGGACGTATCTAGAATGATGAAGTGGGACCGAAACTCCGAGCGCGAATTCTGGCGGCATAAATGCCTGAACAGCTTCTGGTGGTTCTTTCGGTTCGCCTGGGGCTACGATTTCAACCCTAAAGGCGCTGCTGGCCCACGGCCCTGGCTAGACGAAGCCACCCACAAACCGGCTTGCGACTGGTACCAAAACCACGTGCTCAACTGGCTGGCTCAGCGGCGCAAGGGCGAAGGCAATCAGCTCAAGCTGATAATCGTGGTTCCCCGTGACTGGGGCAAGACAACACTGTTCACACAGGCGGGACAAGCCTGGCTTCATCTCCACGACCCCGAACTGGCGACCTACGCAGGCTGCGAAACGACTACCCGCGCACGTGAAGTCCTAGACGGCATCAAAGCAGTCCTGTCCGGCGACGATCGTTACAGCCGCTTCAGCTGGCTCTACGGTGTCCAGCGCCACTCCGGCCGTACCTGGAAGAAGGACTTCATCGTCACCGCCTCCCGAACTAACCTCACCCGGCGAGACGCAAGCTTTGGCACCTGGGCAGTAGAATCCGGCATGGTGGGCCTCCACCCAGACGGCTGCTTCTTCGATGACCCAAACACCTACGAGCAGATGCGCCGAAAAAGCGACTGGCTCATCACAGTCAATAACCATCTAGACTCGCTAATTCCAGTATTCCAGTCCGATGCTATCTGGGTCCTTACTGGCACTCGCTACGGCGACGGAGATCATATTGGCAAAAGCATTCGTGTTGAGGGCGCACAAACCGTCTCGGGCATGGCCATGCCCGGAATTAAGCCCAAGCCGGATGGCGGCTGGCATGTGTTCTTCATGGACGCAGAGGACGATGCATACAAGGAATCTGATCAGCGGCACTATGTTATGCCCCGAATCTGGAGCCCTACCCGTATCCGATCATTCAAGCAGCGTAATCCCGTCCGATACTTTGCCCAGGTCCGCAACAACCCTACTCGGTCGCCTCATAACATCCTGACCGAGGAGAAGTGCAGATCATTCATCAAGCCTGCCGCAGAAATCAGCATGAAGAAGCTCCGGGTCAGCATCCATATAGACACGGCCTTCAAAAAACTGGACCGCAAAACCCGTGGAGATCTAACCGTCATCGCTCAGGTCGGCCATATGATGGATGGGAAGGGCAAATGCGTGTTCCTGGGGGCAGATTCCAGCCAAGATTGGGACACTAATGAGATGGGCCGAGCGCTGATTGAGTCTGTAAAGAACGCTAGAGCTAAGTGTGCTAGAGTTATGTGCATCACTGACGAGGAGGAGATCGGTGGCCATCCTGGAATCTGGGAAGCTTGGCTCAGCAACCTGTTTCAGACCGCCAAGGTCCAAATGCCCACAGTCCATATCTTGAACCGAGGTCGCAAGGAAAAGGACGAACGCCTGCGCGAAGCGGCTGCAATGTGGCTGGACGGTCGAATGATCCTACTGGAGAACTCGAAAGGCCTGGATGAGCTGATCGACCAAATGAGCAAGATCGGCCTGACGGAGCATAACGACTTTGCAGATGCTATGGCGGACTGCTACCACAAGGATGTTTACCGCTCGGTCTATCTAACCACCGATGCAATCATCAAACAGGAGCAAAATCCGTTCGATGAGGTGCTCAAGCCGGGCGGGTTGGGCGATATAGCGGCTGAGGAAATTGCCAAAAAACAGGATGAAGTAGAGAAGTTCTGGGCGGAAAGCTGGGATACTGTCCAGCCTTAATATGATACAATACCTTAGAGGGGGCGCGCTGCGGTGTGCCTCCCACCTCAGACGAGCGCTTGCGCCTCGTTGTCGCTGCCCCCTCGATCTATGTCTGTAATCACGTTCGACCTGGAAATTGCTGTGCCGGTAGAGGAGGTCTCCGGCGGCTGGGAAGCCGTCAGGCGCGGTGATGCTGGAGTCAGCTGTTTATGCTTGTACGACACCTCCAGCAGCCGGTACCATGTATACGACGAGCACGACCTTGAGGAAGGAATGGCCCATCTGAATGAAGCAGATTTGCTAGTGGGCTTTAACAGTATCAGCTTTGATACCCCCATCATGGAGTCTATCACTGGCTACACCGTCAATCCTATTCAGTACGACATTTTAGCTGAAGTCTGGCGGGCGCTTCCCTCCCGGCAAAAGGGCTATAGACTCGCGGAAATCTGCGATCGGCTCGCGCTCGGCACCAAGGTGCAAACTGGAGAGAGCGCCCCCAACCTGTATCGCAGCGGCCGGATGGGCAAGCTCATCGACTACTGTATCCAGGATGTGCATCTAACCAGAAAACTAGCCAACTGGATCAATACCAACGGCTATATCATGACACCTGAGTACGAGCCTCTCGAAGTATCTAGAATTGAGGTCGAGGTCTAATGGGCTTTCTAGCGACAGCAGGCCTCTCTAACGAAACGGTTGTCAATGCCGTCATTGGTAGCTACATCGAAAGCTATCAGTACCATGAGCGGTTCTTCCGTAAGGTCCGGGAATGGTACAACCTTTATCGGTGTGTCTATACTGGCAACAAGCCGCCATTCAAGAATGTGGTCATGCTGCCGCTGCTGTTCTCAGCCTGCTGGTCTGATGTAGCCAACAAGGCCGCAATCGCACTATCTGGCCCCCAGGTCATCGAGATGGACCCCATCGACCCGGACGCCGGGCCATCCGCCAAGCGTACCGAATCCCTCATCAACCAGCAGTTCCTTGATGCCGAGCTATTTGAGAAGATGCTGGACTTCCTGATGTCCGCAGATGTGTACGGCACCGGAATCCTAGAGTACAGCTGGCGGCATACCGTCATGCCAACAATCTACCGGCAGAAGACCCTGGGTATCGAATACCCCATCAAAGTAGACGTAACCACCTTTGATGGCCCCGACATCGAAAACAAGGACATCCTAGACTTTATTCCACAGGCTGGTAAAAAGAGCATCGACAAGATGCTTTATGTCCACAGCAAATGCTACAAAGACCTAGACGATATGGAGGAGCAGAACTACTACTCAAAACAGCGCGGTGAGGAGCCAGAGTACGATGAGGAAGCCCTGGCCCAACTAAAGAACCAGCCCCCCTCCACTCAAACCATGACTGATATGTACGAGCGCCAGCACGTCTGGCGGTCCTGGACCCAGTACAAGGCTGAGAAGTCCACCAAGTACTCCAAGCCTGTTGAACTGATCACCCGAATCGGCCTGGTCCCTGCTGAACTGGCTCCAGATGGTGTCCGATTCCGCAAGATGACTGTTGCCAACCGCCGAGTTGCCATCTCCAACATTCCATGCCCTTACGGCCAGCTCCGCAAGCATTTCCGCACCTACTGCCCCATGCCGGACATGCATCACTTTCACGGCCCGGGAAAGGTTGAGATCGGTGCAACTATGGCGGCCTCCGCCAACAAGCTGGTCTCCAACCGACTGGATGTGCTTGATCTAGTCCTCCAGCCCGCCATCTTTGCCTCTGATCAGACCGAGCTAGACACCCAGAACCTGGTTCTATGGCCGGGCCGCATCATTAAGGTTCATGGCGATACTGGCGATACTATGATTCGGCCCATGCAGTGGGACCTGCAGGCTTATCCTCTTGTTGCTAATGAGGTTGAGGCGATCAGCCGGTACATCGACATGGGTACTGGTGTCCAGCGCGACACCATCCAAGGGATGCTCTCGGGCGACCGCCAGACTGCCAGAGAGTTCCTGGGCCGCATGGAGCAGGCCCGAACCCGACTCGGCCTGGAGGCCAAACTGTTCGAGCGCCAGGTGATCGAAAAGCTGGCCGAAGACTTCAGGATTCTCAACCGGCAATATTTGCCGGTTCCTAAGATGGTCAACCTGATCGGCTCTGCTGCAATTTGGGACCCTGACACTGGCCAACCCCTGCCCCCCGAGACGGAACAGGTCGATCTATCAGACCTGAATATGGACCACAAGATTCGTGCGGTGGGGGCCAGCAACATGCTGTCAAAAACGATGCAGCGCCAGGATCTGATTACTGCAATGCAGGCAATGAGCCAAAATCCTATGGCTATCCAGACCACCAACTGGCTAGCATTCTTCAACAAGTTCTGGCGGGCATTCGACTTCAACCCTCGGGAGATGATGAATGTAACCATGCCCAGCACTCAGGCAGCCTGGGGCTTAATGAATGAACAGCAGCAGATAGGTCCCCAAGGCGACATGTTAGAGCAGCTAGCCCCGGGGATTCTAGGGCAGCAGAGCGGTGCTGAGGTGCCTGGGATGCCTGGGCTGGGAGCAGGACTGCAGATTAACATGGGGCAATAAGGAGGCAGTATGACTAGAGAGGAACGAATCCAGGCCATGAAGGTCATGATGACTGGAGATGGCTGGAGGGAGATTGTTAAGCCAGCCCTTCGGATGGCGATTAGCAATCTTGAGGGCCACTGGTTAAATGGCACCAGACCTAAAGGTGAGGAGCGTCTTACAGATGAGGCGCTAAAGGGCCGAATCTGGTCGTTTGTGTGGATGCAGGGATGGGGAAAGCGGCTGGATCTGCTTGTCGAGCAAGTAGAGGCTGAGGCTGATATGGCGTCAAAGTCTGAGGATATGGGAGAAGGTGGAGGACCGTATTGAGTAATGTGTTATAATAAGGTCGTAAATCAACCCTAAAGGCAGCCAACCTGCCAAGGAGTAAGCCACGATGTCGGACAACCCGAATCCTGGATCAGAAGCAGCCGCTGGACCGAAGCCAGCCGATCAGCCAGATTACAGCAACAATGCGCTGCACAAGAAGGCTGGCGGTGACTGGAATAAGGCTAGCGAAAGCTACTTCAACGCTGTAACAGAGCTTGGAAAGGTTCATGAGACCTTGAATGCTGAAAGAACAGCCAAGGCTCAGCTCGAAGCGATGGTTATGGCTGCAGCCGGTGGAAAGGCGCCTGGCAACCAGGCAAGTCCGTTTGCTGAGCTGGAGTCCCTCGGTATCTCCTCAGAAGCAATCGAGCAGGCACTTGAGGCCAAAGCTAACGCAATCGTTGACAGCAAAATTGGGACGCTGTTCAATCCGATTGTGGCCCAAATCGAGGCCGAAGAAAAGCTTGCCAGCGAGATCGAAAACTTCGACCAGCATAAGTCTGAAGCTCGTAAATTCATGAAGAAGGACGACGAGCACAGCAAAGAGGTCGGAGAAGTGTTCAAAGCCCTTGTGCAGACCAATCCTGTGGCTGCATGGAAGTACGCAATCAGAGAAACGCTCATCGACAAACAGGCAAAGGTAACTAGAAGTCTACCTGCCGGACTGCCTAGCGGACGGACTCCTGCGGGGCGCGGAGCCCCAGAAACCGTGCTGAGTGCCGACCACCAGCAGCGGGAAGCTGAAGCCGCGACTTATCTCCAGAAGTTCGGAGATTCAGGCCCCTACCTGAATGAGCGCTTCAAGGGTACTTCTGTGGAGCGTGCGGTGCAGAATGCCATGAGGCAGATCGGGTATGATCCTGACAACCAATAAGGTGGTGAAATACTAAATGGCATTTCCTGGTGGGTTTGATACTGGTGCTAGATACCCTGCTCCTGAAGGCGCTGGTATAATCTATAGGGAAGACCTACTCGATGCAGTAATCAGCCTGGATAAGGAAAAGGAAGCTGCTGTGTTCTTGGCTATGCCCAAGACCACTTCCAACGGACTTGTCCACGAGTGGCTGATCGACGCTCTACCCGTCACCAGCACCGCTGGTGCTGTTGAAGGTGATGATTGGGCGTCTGGCGCTCTTACTGCTAGAACCCGCATCAACAATGCAGTTCAGACGTTCCGGCGTGACTTTGCAATCTCGCTGGACGCCGTTGAATACTCGTTGAAGGGGCGAGCCCCTGGTGTCTCGAATGAGTATGAGCATCAGGTGGAAAACTTCCTTCTAGCGACCGAGCAGTCTATTGATGCTCGTGCTGTTGCGCTTGGCACTGCTGTGGTGTCTGCGTCAGCAACTGCGGCTACTGACACGGCCCGTACTGGGTCGTTCCGTAACTGGCAGCTGTCTGCGACTGCGGACCCAACTGCTGGAGCCCAGGGTACTGGTGCTGCGACTAACGCGATCTCGATGAACATCTCGGGCGCATGGAGCCGTAGCCGGTTCTTGACACTCCACGAAGCAATGTTCAAGCTAGGGGCCAAGCCGAATACCCTGGCTGTAGACCCTGGTGTCAAGGCTGACATTACCAACGATGTTCTGGGCGAAGCTGCTCAGGCGACATTCCAGCCTGCGAACACCTCTGCTATGGCTGCGGTTCCTGCGGTCATCCGGCAGGTTCACTCTGATGCTAGTGCGACGGAGTACACCGCTGATATTCAGTTCATGCGGACGGACTTCGGCCGCATTGCAGTCCTAGTGGATCGGTTTATTCCTACTGCTGCAACCAGCACCAATGCGCGAATTGGCGGAGCGTACTTCCTGTACGACCGTTCCAAGGCGCGCTGCGCGTTCTGGCGTCCGCTTCGACATTACTCTATTCCTCCGTCCGGTGACGCGATGAAGGGATACGTCCATGCCGGAGTAGTGTTCGAGCTGCTCCATCCCAATACCCTCGGCGTTGGATACAACGTGACTACCTGATAACTTGTTTAGTACCAACAAGTTAGCATGATACGCTGAGGCAGCAAGAGAGGGCGGGGGTTACTCCCCGCCCACTCAGTATAACTGGAGGTAATATGGCCTATTATCGCAGCGACACATGGATATGGACGGCGCACGGCTCTAGAGCACGCGGAATTATGATGACGCTTTATATTCTCATGAGCCCCAAGCGGCAAGATCAAATTAAGAGAGCTTTACTATGTACTTAGTCACCAACCATAACTCCAAAATCGCTGAATGGTCTGAGGTCCAAAACCTCCGGGGCTTCATTGATGACCTAGATCCAATCGTCCGGCACAACCAGGTCTATCGAAAGTACCTGGCTGAGCGCGACTCGGGGAGGGCAGGGCATTACTACGGTAGGGATGTTGTAATCGAGGGGGCTATGCCTGCGGCAGCGTTCTTTCTGGCACCGCTGGAATTCGGAGGCGATGAGGACTGGTTCAAGGACGATGCCAAATTCCAGAGCTATATGGCACGGCATCCCAACTACGACTGGTTCAACGGCTAAGGAGGCTAAGTGGCGGGCTACCGCATCTACAGTTTGAATGGGCTGGGCTCTAGCGCCTGTGCCTACTATCGAATCATCCTGCCGCTCAACACAATGGAGCAACTGGGCTTCCCCGTCGAGTGCATCTTAGACGATGGCCGAGCCACCATCACCCAGCACACTCGCGCCTCCATGTTCATGGAATCCGACATCACCCTGATCTATCAAAATGTCAACCCCATGACCGTTAAGATGATGGAGGCCGCCAAAGCCTTCAAGCCCCTCAAGTCCACAGAGTCCTCCGAAGTCCGCTGGCCCCCGACATTCATCTGCGACACAGATGATGATATGTTCAATGTCCAGCCCCTCAATATCACCTATGGACGGCTCGGCATCAAGCGCCCTGATGGGCTACCCCTCAAGGATGGCGATGAGGTAGGCATTGCCCACCCATTCGACTTGGCCAGCCCCGAGACGGAAGCCTCACTTACTGGCAGGTATCCCTATCCACTGCCTGGGACTCGGGGCGACATCACTGATCTGAGCGGCAAGGCAATTGGGCGGTATATCTTCGATGAGGATGGCCGCTGGCATGAGTACATCTCGCTCTGGCGGGATGGAGGGCATAACAAGAACTTCGACATCAAGAGCAATAATGAGTGGATCGAGAACTGGCGACAGACCCTTAAGCAGGCAAACCTAGTCACTTGCTCCACACCACGATCCGAAGCCTATGTTAAGCGCGAGGTGCCCGAGGCTAATACCTTTGTCACTCCTAATGCCATCGACTTTTCCGCCTACCCTACGATTGAGCTGCGTGAGCATCCAGGCGAGATCCGTATTCTCTGGGAGGGCAGCGCCACCCACCATGAGGGGCTCTGGCCAGTGACCGAGGCGATCGGTAGGATTGCTGATAAGTACCCGCAAACCACCTGGCACTTCTTTGGGGCTAAGTACACTTGGGCCGCCAAGCATCTTCCGGCTGATCGGGTGAAGTTCATTGATTGGGTGCCTTATGAGTCTTATAAGCTCCGATTATCTACCCTCGGCCACGATATATGCTTCTCACCGCTAGCTCCACATATATTCAATCAGAGTCGCTCGGCCATTCGCTGGTATGAGTCCAGCGCAATCTGGCGTCCCGCAGCAACCATCGCCCAAAACACAGCCGCTTATGCTGATGAGATGGAGGATGGTGTAACTGGGATGCTGTTCAATGATTCCACCGAGCTAGAAACCAAGATGGGTGTGCTGATTGAGAATGCCAGCTTGCGGGCTGAGCTGGCTAGTAATGCGAAGGACTGGATTCGGACTAATCGAGAGGTCAAGCAGGTTGTAACTAAGCTATTCCAAAAGTACGTGGAGGTACGAGAGGGGCATAAGATCCAGATGCCGGTCGATGATCTCGAGCTAGTAGAGGTTAAATAATGCCGACTCTAAGCCTAGCCGATATTGGCCCCATGAGCACCCTTAAGTGGGGCACAGCAATCTCAAGAATTGCTGGTTCCGTTTCGGGGGCACGACAGCCGGATTCTCTAGCCGCCGCCCGAGACGCACTTAACGAGACGCTGCAGGACTGGGATGCTCGACATGACTGGCGGTTTGAGCAAGTCGTGGCTCCAGACATTGCAATCACTAGTGCCACAGATAGCTTTAATCTGCCGACCAACTACAAGAAGCCTTATGTTGCATATCTAGTGACCAGCAAGGTTCCGCTGTGGTTTGTAGAGCGCGGTAACTGGCACCGGGCATTCCCAGGAGATACCAGCCGCCAGACCCCCAGATTTTACACACTGTATAACAATGATGTGACTGGTCAAGGTGAGCTGTTCCCACTGAGCGGAATTGCAGACACACTAAAGATTTTGTACTATCGGGCGATGGCTTACAGTAATAGCGATGAGGCGCTTTTGGATATTCCGCAGCGATGGGAAGGCTATATTTTGCACGGATCAAAGGCGCTGCTGACGCTTGGTAAGGTAGCAGGCAATAAGTCCGATCGGTACATGCAGTTGTATGAAGCTGGAATCAAGCGGGCTAAAGAGGACGATCGGCGGCTACCAGATCAGTTCCTGGCATTCCAGCCACCTAGTCAGATGTCTCAGCCGTACTGGCTAAATCTAAATTCTACCTGGGAAAGCGTGGTGGGTAACTAATGGCTGGAACTGCACATCTTAAGAAGTACAGTCAGACATTCTATAAGGATAAGAGTGGTAGCGATCTAGCCCAGATCCCAGCTAGTAGCATCTCTATCAATGTGTACAAGCAGGGCGCGACTGTGGCTAGCGGTGTTACAGTGACAACTGCTGTTGGTGGTGTTGCAGTCAGTGTTCGTAGTGTTGGCCATATCGTACTAAACGATACTGTGCAGCTAGGCACGGATGCAACAAAGCAGATGATGGTGGAGGAAGTCACCAGCAGTATATCTATCAAGCTAAGATCCACCATCGGTGCTAATATTGTGCTGGCTGCCGGAGATCGGCTGGTTATCTATTCCACGGTTCCGGCACTTTATAATGAGTCTACAGGCGTATCAACTATGTCCAATCCAGCAACAACCAGTACAGCCGGATACGTCGAGTTTTATACGCCTGAGGCTCGCTTTGATGTACTGGCTTCTGGTGCTGGCATTACTACTCAGTTGTTCATTGATAATGAGAGCGGATGGGTGAAGGATGGAGTAGCATGGATTAACGCGAAGAACTATGCTACCATTCAGGCTGCAGTGGATGCGCTGCCGTCTACTGGCGGCGTTACTTTTGTGCCTGCAGGAACATATACGCCTACTAGCGTACCTATATTCAATGGAATTACCCTTGCTGCTAATACAGAGCTGATTGGAGAGGGCCGAGAAGCAACCAAGTTTGTATTGAACGCAGCAGGTAGTGAAAATGTTGACGCGATCATACTATCAGCAGGCGGATGCACCATTAAGAATATTGTTATTCAGGGGCGAGGTATTGCTGGGACAGGTATTGGTATTAAGTCTGCTATTGCTTCAACGAATATCAATATTTATGACTGCGTGATATTCAATACTCCATCTTGGGGTATTAGCCTGACGAGCGCAAGTTCTCTATTTACCAATAGGATTGTGAATACTACTGTGTATCAAGCTATTAGTGGAGGCAGCCTGCTGGTGGGCCAGGCAGGTGTTCCTAACACTACACTATGGTGTTCTAAGAGCATCTTCAACGGCCCAGGGTTCACTACTTACGGAAACGCGCCGGTTGATCGAGGAGCAGTCCATATTATCACTGGAAGCTCTATATCTTTCAATCAGTGCAGCTTTCATGTTCCTGATGGTTCTACAGCATTCTCTTTACAAACTGCTCCTAGAGACATTGCGCTGAACAACTGTTACTTCGAGTCTAATACCAACGCACCTAATCCTGGTGGTTTCTTCATCACTGCAACTGGTTTTAGCAGCGGCCCGCTAGTGCTAAACGGCTGTCACTTCTTGAGAACCAGCACGACTGTTGGTCCCAGAGTGTTCAAGAGTGATACTTTATCGTCTATCACCACACTGATGATCGGGTGCTCTGTTTCTAGCAGCGAGTCATCTAGAAATACTGATGATGTTGTACTATCGAATGCATCCGACACCTTTATCGCTTCTACAAATATAGTGTCTGCAGCCCCAGCCCTAACACAGGTTGAGCTTGCAATCACAGATCGAGCCGGAGTAGGCTTTTTGAATAGTGGGTTTCCTGCATGGCAGCTCAAGATTCCCTCCACCACTGCTACTTCTGTTGTCACCCGCCCTGTCTCAGGCAGCATCATTTGGGACTCATCCGCCGCAGTTGGGCAGAAGCTAAAGGTGTATGACGGCGGCTGGCGTATTGTCACCACAACCTAATGCCACCTATTGTTGAGCCACTGAATGGCGGCCTGGTCACCGCCCGAGACGCGAGCTTGCTGCAGCCCGGCGAGCTGGCGGTTGCAGAAGATGTCATGCTACTTCCAGCATCTCCAACTCTGCATAAAGCTTTCGGGCGATCCAGATTCAACTCTACAGCTCTAGCAAATATAGACGGACTTGCATATGCCGATTTTGATACTGCTTTAGATAAAGTGGTTGCTGTAGCAAATGGTAGTTATTATACTGCTCCAGCAGCTGAGGCGGGGGTATTTACACTTCTAACTGGTAATGCAGGCGCGTCACTAGATTCAGTAAGTTTGATGGATAAAACTGTGCTGTTCTCTGGCGGGGTGCATAACATCGTGCTCTTGAATGATGGCACTCAGCGTCGGCAAGGACTTAATCCAGTAACTGCGTCTGTGGGCGCGCAGCACTTATCTACAGGCGGCACTTGGCCGCTTGGAGCAACATCAGTTCCCAAGTATTATGAGTACTGGACTACCGAGGTGGTAAAAACGCTGTTGGATGAAGTAGAGAGCAGCTTTGAAGGGACACCAATCACTGTTAATGTAACCACTACTGCAAGCCACGTCTCTCTTATTGCTCCAAATACTACCAATCCATCTGCAACTCATTGGCGTATTTACAGGTCAAATGGAAAATCTAACTCTACAGATGTAGCATTTCCTTTGGGGTTCTTGATTGCAGATGTGCCGATAGGGACCAGATCATTTGAAGATGGTATAGTACAGACTGTCGCGCTAACACTTCCCACAGTTGCAGAGAGCCCAACTATTGATATAATTCCTAGCCAATTTCCTAGCTCGTATGTTAATAAGGTCAAGGCGTGGCTCACTCCAAACAACGCGCTTTTGGATGATGCCGCTCTCGCCACCACTCCTGTTCTAGCAAGGAGTGGAAGTAATCCCCAAACTGTTGATATTTCTTGGCTGCTACTTAGAACTTTCAACTTCCCTGTTGTGGGCAGCCCAATCACTAATATCCAGCTTCAGGTTGAAGGCAGCAAAACATCAGACTGTTATCTTATGGCTGGCTTGTCATGGGATGCTGGAGTCACCTTTACTCAATTCATCACCATTCCATTCACAACTAGTAACTCAACAGTTGTTATAGATAGTCTCTGGCCGCCCTTTGGCTCGGTAATTGGTAGAGTATGGAGTGGAGAAGACTTCACCAATATCAACTTCAGAGTGCTATTCTTTGCTTCAGGCGCGCCAGGAGCTGCAGCAACCGCTAGCATAGACTTTGTGAAGATCGCCATCACTCATAGTGGTACCACTGCATCACAAACTACTCCGTTCCCAAGCTTACAGCTTACTGTCGGGGGAAGGCTTATCTCCATCAGTGCTAATGGCCTGCCACCTAGAGCAACAACTGCTGATTTGTTTCAAGGCTCTATCCTAATGAATGACATTGAAAATCCTACTAATATTGCCTGGACTATTCCAGGAACATTGGACTCTTCTCCAATACTCTATCGGATGGCAATGGATGATAAGGTGAACTGCATTCGATCTCTTGGATCTTCTGCGGTTATTGGTGGCCGAGATAGCTGCACTCGTATGAACTACCTACCTGTTGCAGAAGATCCAGAATTTAATACTGGCCGAGCAATTGATGTATTTGACTCAGACGATGGAATCGTTAGTGGTAAAGGTGCGGTGAGGTTTGTGCTAGGCAGTTATCTTATGCTCTTCTATGTCGGCCAGACCTCACTTAAGATGACTAATGCATTCAGTACTCAGACCGCTACCGACGACATTATTTGGACGAATCTAGTTAATCTATCTGCCATCACAAAATGCTTTGTAGAGAACAACTCCAGAAACCACGAGATTCTAGTCTATTATCCTGCAGCTGGCTCAACAGCTGTAAACAAGATTCTTCGGCTGAGCTACGATAGCACTCATTTAAAAGATGGTAAGCTAAAGGTTGTTGGGATAACCAATTATGCTGCAGATGCAGCCACCTCAGGAACTCCACTTTCGGAGCGGCTGATATTCACTACTGTTGGAGGTACAGTTTACGTGGAGAACCGGGGGCTATCCGATGCTTCTGGCGGCTCTATTCTGCCTAAGATCTCTACCCGCGAGATGCACCAAAATGGGATCGGTAACAGCTGGGAGCTGCAGCGTTTTGGTATCCATCATCAGCAGGGTGGCATTATCAAGACATCCACAACTTCATCTCTTGCAAACTATCCTGTTGAAACTACTTCAGACCAGCAACATTCGCTAGACACCCGGACAACCTCAATCATAGATAATGCTGCCGCAGGTGACGGCATTACTATCAATATCACTGGAACAGATGATGGATTACCTATGGAGCTAGATTACCTGGTGCTATATCCGTCTGACCTTAATGAGTCGTCTCCACTCAAGCGATAGCTATGAGAACTCTGCCGAACATACGCCCAGGAGCCTTTAAAGACTCTGAGCAACGCGAGGAGATCAAGAAGCTCGCGGATCATATGCGGCAGACTAGTGGTGCTCTATCTCGATCAGTGTTTCCTGGGCAAACGCCTGCAGCAAACCCCATTCCATCGGGTAGTCCGCCGCCTCCGGGTCAAGCAACTCCAACACCTACTCAAGGTGATCTACTTTATGGACTTGCAAGCGGCAGCTGGGCAAAACTGGCAATCGGAGCGGAAGATGCTGTTCTTATTGTATCTGGGGTAACTCCTGCATGGCTGGGAACCGCGAATCAGCTGGGCTACTCGATAGAATGGCGAGCCAACGGGCTATATCTTGTGGACACAGTTGTGGATGGGGGTGCAATAGCACCTACAGACATGACAGTTTCTGCGGTCTGGCTATACCGACTCATAGCAGGAACGTCCGGGTCTACAGTAATTGATCTGAATAAGAATGGCACCACAATGTACACCACTCAGGCGAATCGGCCAACCATCGCATTCAATGATGCTGACAGCAAAATTCAGGCAGCTCTGCCTGATGTTACTGCAGTTGCTGCTGGTGACATACTATCTATCGACATTGACACTGTTGAGGCTGGATCGCCCGGCAATCTAGTCCTAGTGGTAAAGGGAGTCTAATGGCAACATATGTACCACAACAGGATGAGGACGCCGCCTCTGTAGGAGGCGAAAAAGGTGTACCTATTCTAGCTGTCCGCAATAGTGCAGCAGCAGCAAAGACGGATGCTGAAGGTGACTTTACCTTCCTTGCTACCGACTCGGCGGGCAGGCTGGGGGTCAGCACACTTGGCTCTACTCTAGCAGTCAGTGGTAGTGTCGGGCTAACTGCAGGAAAGAACGAAGATGCTGGGTCGCTATCTGGGGATGCCGGACTACCTGCGCTAGCTGTACGTAACGACGCGGCAGCTGCTCGCACTAGCGCAGACGGCGACTACTCTTGGATTGCAGTAGATTCCGCAGGCCGAGTCGGAATCGCTGATCTTGGTGGGACAATCTCAGTCGATGGCTCTATTTTTGCCGGGATCGTGCCACTCACCTCAGGTGGGCTGACGACCTTCCATCTAGTATCAGCAGCCACCACAAATGCTACTAACGTGAAGGCATCTGCGGGGCAGTTGTATGGGTGGTTCATCTATAACTCAAATGCTGCAGCCCGGAAGGTTGCGTTCCATAATACTAGCGGAACTCCCACAGCAGGCTCCAGTGTGTTCTTCTCGCTTGTCATTCCGGCAACATCTGGTGCCAATGTGTTCGGCGACATAGGCATTGCATTCTCGTCTGGAATTGGCATCACCACAGTGACTGGACTCGCGGATAGCGATGCAACAGCTGTCGCTGCCAACGATCTTATCATCAACCTGTTCTATAGCTAATGGCTTCCCAGGGACCTAACAGCGGGGCAACCTTCGCGAGTGTGGCCCCAGGCGATATTGTATGGGACACCCCAACAAATGCTCAGACCTCTGATAATGCTTATGCACAGGCTATATTTACTGCAGTACTGGATCAGAGTAGTGAGAATCTTCATGCCACCAACTTTGGATTTTTAGTTCCGGCTGGGTCAACTATAGACGGTATCATTGCTGAAGTAGAGCGCAAATCTACTAATGTGGCCGCAGACATTAGAGACTTAAGCGTAAAGATCATAAAGGGCGGAACCGCTAGTGGAGATGAGAAAGCTAGTGGTACCATCTGGCCAGCTTCAGACACCTACCAGACCTATGGCACCGCCTCCGACAAATGGGGCCTTACCTGGACCAGCACCGACATCAACGCATCAAACTTTGGACTTTCCATCAGTGCCGGGGACTTTATAGCGCTGCCATGGATTGGTCAGATTGACCATATTCGGCTTACCGTCCATTACACACCAGCCAGCTCCAGCAAACTTATGCTGTTGGGTGTAGGTTAATGGCCTGTGGTATAATTAGGGCAAGGAGATCACCATGCCACCTTGGGTAGTGCCCGCAGCAATAGGCGCAGGATCATTTTTAGGCAATCTGCTGGGGGGCCGCCAGCAGCAGGGCATGCAGGAGCGCGACCTACAGCGCCTGCTAGCCCTCTTCCAACCCGGGGCCATCAGTGGGGACACTAATCAACTGTTTGATGCCTTCCGGTCTAGCCCAATGTACTCCGGGCTTCGGAATCGAGCGATGGTGGGAGCATCCAGTCTGGGCAACCAGCTACAGACCAGTTTCGCCCGGCGCGGACTCAGCAGCTCCGGAATTGCTGGCGCGGCCATCCCGATTGCTCGGTCGTCCTTCCAGCAAGGCTTCCAGGAGATCGACGCAGATCTCTGGTCCAAAGCCCTATCTGCCATCATGCAAGGCAGATCGGCCCAGGCCGGTGCTCTATCCGGCTTCAAGAGCTTCAGCCCCGGCGGTCAGGCATTCGGCAAGACCCTAGAGGTCCTCATGCCCTACTTCCTCAGCATGATGGAGGGCGATAATAGGAAATCAGGTATTTATAACCCTAAGGTTTGGGAGATTTAACAAATGCCGCCGCCCGTCTCGGCCCAGGAGATGATCTCCAGACTAATGAGTCAGCTCGGCTCCGAGCATCCTGAGATTGACGAGGTATTTGGCGCTTTGGCCGCCCGCCGAGACGCGGCCTCCCAGGCTGAAGCTAGTACTAAGCAGCAGCTGCAGACTGCACAAGCAGCTCCGACTCCAACAACCAATCCTACAGCTGACCTACTGACCAGGGCTATCGGATCGGTTGCTGGAACCTTTACTGGGTCAGATCAGCCACAAAAGAATGCCAGAGATTTGATTGAGGCTGAGCAGAAGAAGCTGCTGCTAAAGCATACTCAAGATCTAGCCCAGCTAAGTGATGCTTATGACAAGGCGTATGATAGAGCAACTAAGCTGGGAATACTGGAAGATCAGCTGAAGTACGCTGAAAAGCGGACTAAGATCACAGAAGATCGAAAGCTAGCCAACGACATTTTAGATGCCCAGGTTAAGCTTGAGACTGCCCAGACAGATAAGGAAACTGCTAGACTTAAGATCAGTGCAGAGATGAGTGCTACAGAGGATGATGTACAGTCTCTAAAGGATGCTGCTGTCTCCGGCCAAATCGAGTTTCCAACCATTCCATCAAAGTTTAAAGGTAAGGTTCTAAAGCTGGCAGCAGACGCTGGAGAGATCATACTACCGCGTAAAGCTCGACAGACTATTGCGTCTATGAATGGCGCTAGGCAGGTGATGCGTCAGCTCGAGGAGCTGAACGAGACTATCGTTCGTGGTAAAGGGTCTGTTGGAAGAATACGGGAAGGCATTATCAATGAGGCTGCTGCCATACTCCAAAGTAAGGGTAGAGGAGATAAGGCTACAATCTACAGAGACTTCAAGGAAGGTGTGCTGGCGGTGTTCTCTAGAGCTGTAGGCGATGTCGGAACCCTTAATGAAGGTGATATCAACCGCGCTCGCAGGCTGACTCCAACGCTGCGTGATAGTGATGCAGTGGCTGCCCAAAAGCTGGTGCAGCTGGTAGAATTCATTGATGATCTGGAGCAGCGCACAATTGAAACCTATGCTTATAAACTGCCACAGCAGATTAGAGGTAGTAAGTCCGATAACAGTCTTGATGCGATACTTGATAGAAAGGGGCTCTAATGCTACATCTGACTAAGAAAGACGTTGCAGATATTGTTATAGAAAGCGGTGGAAAATATAAGTTTGCTGAGGTTGAGGCTAAGCTGATTGCCAGAGGTCATAAAATTGAGCCTCTACCTAAAGCAATGACAGCTCATCAGCCTGCTGCCCCTAAAGGCTTCCATCCAGTATTTAGTCAGGGCAAAGGTATAGCTAATCTTATCCCATCATTGGCTGCAATGGCTGGTGGTATTGGTGGCGGGGCATTGGGCGGAGTTCCTGGAGGGTTGCTTGGAGCTGCGGGCGGTGGAGCTGTTGGGGCGGGGATTCAGAGAGGGCTTTATGCAGCTGGCGGGCCTGGAGAGCCTGAATCTGGAATGGTTGCCCGACTGGGAGAGGAGCATATTCCAGGATTTGCCGGGCTGCCTTTTGAACTTAAAGAAGGTACATCACAGATGGCTCAGGAGCTTACAGGCAGAGGTATTGGTGGTGCTTTAAAGTACGGCGGTAAAAAAGCAGCGGAACTGATCACCGGGTTTGCAAATCTGCGGTATGACCCGGCTAAAACAGCAATTAGTGAGGGCATTGCATTTTCTCGCAGAGGCCTGCAGAAGATCCGGCATATCTTGTCTCAGGTAGCACCACAGGTTGAGCAGGGTCTAACTAATAGCCCGATGACTGGGAAGTTTCAAGGTTACAATCAAGGCGTATGGATGCAGCAGGACATCTTTCCTGAGGCGATGGCTCATGTCGATGAGCTTGTAGCCAGAAGTAAAGACACTCAGGCTGAGGTTTGGGTTCGGCAGCTATTCCATAAAAAGATGGGACATCCATCAAACCAAGGCCCACTAAGTGCCGCACGCCTTCATGAGTTGTCTCTAGCTGGCCCAGGTGTCGGCAAGGTCTACAAAGGCAGAACGCTTGGCCGCCCGCCCGAGCTAGGTGAGCACGCTTACTGGAAGAAGATTGTTGATGAAGCAATCTCCAACCGCGCCAGAGCGATACTACATCAAGCACATCCTGAGCTGGTGCCACTGCTAGAACGTGAGTCTAACCTGCTGAATCTCAGTGGTCATATCAGCGGTCATATTGCCAGACCTGCCCGAACAATCGTCGGTCATGCTGTAACTGGGAGTGTTGGTGGAGCTATTGGCGGGCTCGTCCCGGCAGAAAATCGCATCGAGCGTACCAGAAACATTCTGGCCGGGCTAACTATGGGAGGAGTCATATCTAACCCTGATATTCTCCGGCTGTTGGCAAATACACTTGGCAGGCAGGGACCGCGTGCTACGGCTGCTGCTGTAGACGCAATCGACCAATAATGCCAGAACCTAACGGGCGGCTTAAGCTATCACCTGGCCTAGCCTGGACAATCGCAGTAGCGCTAGTTGCAGCTGGAATTGCATATGGGACGCTACTAAATGCAGTTACACTCCTCGGCAAAGATGTCGTAGAAATTAAGAGCCTGCTAAAGGAGCAGTACTATACACGCTCAGAAATTGTACTAATGAAGGCGGCGGCCGATAATGAGCACGCTGAAATCAGAAAGCGCCTAGATGCGCTGGAAAAGACCAACTAATGCTGAAGGTCATGACCAGTGCTGAGGTCATCGCACGATACGGTGATCCAAAGCCGTTCATCTGCGATGACGGGCACATTGCGGCTGGCTGGGAGCTGTCGATTCTGGATAGTTTCCTATTGCCCAAGCCGCTCCCATTAGCGTGGGGCGGAAGGGCAACTCGGATCAGCTGTCACAAGCTCGTGAAGTCGGAATTAGAGTCCGTATTCAAGAAGCTATCCGCCATACCTGTGGTCTGGGAGACCATCAATGACTATGGCGGGTGCTATAGCTTTCGACGTAACAGCAGCAATAAAGCCCAGCTGTCAAGGCACAGCTGGGCCATTGCAATCGACCTGGATGTCAAGGATGCCGTCTCGGGGCGCGAGACGCATCCGCTGGCTATCCAGGCGTTCTACGATGTTGGATGGCTGTGGGGCGGGTGGTTCTCTACCCCAGATCCCATGCACTTTGAGAAGGCTATTCCGTTTTAGCCCACTTCTTAACCATTATCAGGTTGTCACCATGAAGAAACTCAACAGAATCCGCCATGATGATACCCCCCGAGTCGCCGTAGGGAATGCAGTCGAAGCAGCGCCGGAAGTACCGCTTGGTGAGATGATCTTCGTGGACATCTTCGATGAAGTACAGCCCACCGGGATTCAAGTACTCAGGGAACAAGGTGTAAAAGCTGATCATCTGGTGGGCGTGCTGATGACTCCCGTCATCAATGATGATGTCGAAAGGGCCATGTTTCTTGCCCAGATCTATCAGTTCTACGGCCCGGCCTTGATCCCCGTAGAACAGATTTATCCTCCGCTCCTCTGGAATCTTGAGGTCGTTGTCCATCCCAACGATGTACCCATTGGGAAAGTAGTCCCTCCACATTCTCAATGATGCCCCCATCAGCACACCGATTTCCAGCAGTCTAACACTGTCCCCTCGATACTGCTGAAGCAGTTGCTCGTACACCCTGGTGTAATGATGGGTTGTCGGGCCTTTGTCCGTAGCATATAGCTCGGCCAGATCATCCAGCGACTTAGGCTCTAACGGCACTGAGCATCTCCATGCTGCCCCAGTTCTCTCCTTGCTTCAGTTCGATCGGAATCACCAGCCCATCTAGCTCGTTCCAGGGCTGCTCCATGATGTGATTCATAACTTCGGCAACCTCAGGCACTAGATCTCGCCGGACTTCGGCAAGGATGCTGTCGTGTATTGTCGCAAGAATAGCCGCATCAAATCCTCGCAGGGCATCTTCAAGTGGTCGGAGTACTGACCACATAATGTCAGCAGCACAACTCTGCGGGTGAAAGTCGAGTCCCTTGGGGACATCTCGACCACCTCCCATGAAATACCGCCTCCGCCCAAATGCGTTCGTAAGATAGTAGCAGTTGGAGACCTCTGCAGCGACTCGTCTCCGCCAGGCTGCGACTCGGGCGAATCGGCTGTCAAATCCTGCGAGCAGGGCTCCGCACTCTTTCTCAGAGATGTTATATCCTTTGGAGATGAAGGTCTTGCTGAGAGTTCGCTTGCCTGCCCCATACGCCCAGCCATAGAAGCCATTCTTAGCGCGTGTCTTATCAACCCCCAACGCCCTCTGGTTCGATTCATGTAGTCCTTCCTCAATGGCAGTCTTGAGCACATCATCGCCCGACAGATGGGCTATGATCCGAGCTTCGATTTGGCTGAAGTCGGCTTCCAGTAGAACCATATCTCTCCGGCGAGAGATATACATAAGCCTTGCGGTTTGAGGCTGGTTCTGAATATTGAGATTGCTGGCAGTAATCCGGCCGGTACCAGCAATTCCTTTGCCGAAGCTGTCAGTGTCTTTTCCAGCAGGCAGATAGCCTGGATGCACGCATCCGTCTCCGGCGATGTCGATTTCCGCATAGGTTCTGAGATCCTTTTGGATGGTCCGTAGCTTCAACAGCGCCTCGATTGTATTATGCTGCCGATCGCTTAGTTGCTCGGACATCAGCAGCTTTCTCAGCCCTGCCAGCTCGCTAGTCTCTCCTCCGTACTTGTTGTACTGAATCGGCAGCCCAAGATCACTGTAAAGGAATCTCAACAGGTTCTTTCCAGCAGTTTTGATGCCGGGCGCAAGCTGCTCCCACTGATCCAGCGCCTGATACTGCTCAACCGTTAGGTGCTCGACCCACCGCTGCTTAACTGCTCGGTCCACTGGAATGCCGCGCTGGGTCATTCGCACCAGTGTAGGCACTGTCGGCATCATCCGCCGCTCGAATAAGTCCAGCTGTCCAGTTCGCTTAAGCTCCTCCTTAAGAACTGGGTATAGATGCTTGGTTTTGATGACATCCTTAGCGTTATATTGCTCTGGGTCCTCCTCTGACTTATGCTTCCAGCGCTGGGTATCTAGATACAATGATGCCACATAGTTGAGGGATTTCTTAAGGTCCGGCTTAAGCACTGCTGCAGCCAGCATCACATCCCACCAGGGCTCTGGCACCTTGACACCATTCAGCTCTAGTCTGGGGGCATCGAACGCAATGTTGAAGGCTACGCTGTCCCCGTTACCCAGCGCCTGCTTGATCCCATCTCGGGCTCTATCTCCCCAGGGCGAGGTCCATGCTCTGCCCTCAAAGGTGGCACCAATTCTAGTGATGATCTCATTGTTGATGCCTCCCGTCTCAATATCGAACACGGCTGGGCCGTAGTCAGGAGTGTAAGCATAATGTACTTCTGGGCTAGTTGCCCACGGCTCTTCCTTAATGTCTAGCTCACCCCTGAGCGCCCGCCCGAGACGTGCACAATCGGCCGCAAGCACGGGAAGGGTGGTGTACCCAGTTCTCAACACTGCGGCTGGATGCAGGGTCGGGATAGCCCACAGCACGCTATGCGGCCAGGGTGCAGCCGCCGCTTCCTTGTGCTTCTCTAGCTTGTGGTCTCCCTTTCTGATTCCGCGCTTGGAGTTGCTGGTCTTATAGACTCCCTGAACCTCTCGAACTCTGGTGAGCAGGCCGCACTCGTCTCGGGCGACGAGGTATCCTCGCCAGTCCTCGATGGGTGAGGGGTAGTTGCCGATGCCGGTAAAGCGCCACATTGCAGCGCCGCCAAGAAGTAGCGCCACCTTTGCCGTCGAACGAGCCATGGCTTCGTCAAAAGCATCCCACCACTTATGAAGTTGCGCTTTAGTTGGATTGCCATCAATGCCCTCAGGCCATTCGCCAATAGTGTTGATGATGTAGCAGTCCGCTCGATTGATTCCCGCTTTCTTGAGTAGCTGCTTCCACAGCAGCTTGCCCGAGCCCCCGACTAGGGGGCTATCAGCCTGTAGCTCCTCACGTCCCGGAGCCATAGCGACAATCAGGACTGGGGCAGCTGGGTCGCCATCGACCATACAGCCTGGAGTGCTCATCGCTTGCTCCAGAGCTGGCCATTCCATTTATGATTTAGTATTGCTTCTATCTCCCCAAGAGCCCTGTCGATATGGTTCAGGTCTGATCTAACCAGCACCCAGTCACCAGTAGGTCTTACATAATGAGCTAGTGTGTGGATAGCTGCGGCTGCTTCTCTATCTACAAGAGAGCAGATGGTTGGATAGAAGTAGTCGTTAGTAGCAGGTCCGTTTATGATCTCCTCCGTTTCAGCATTCTGGGACATGTCTGGATATATGCGCTGTGGCACCAGGCACTGGCCCAGACCTCTCTGCCATGCTCATCAATGATGATATAGTCGCCTTGAAGTCCGTTGAAGAACTTACGATTCCTCAGCGGCAGAGTCATTTCAATGAACTTCAGCTTGTCTAGTGATGTATGCAGGCTCTGAGGCAGCAGTTCTTGTAAGCGCTCCAGCTGTTCTGGGGTAAATGGAGCTTTGTGTTCAATCAGCGATAGCAGCTCCATTCGAGCTAGAGAGTCTGTCATCAGTGGCATGTTGAAGCCGCCTTAACACTGCATTGACCGCAGCTGCTGGCGGCCGTCTGAGTGTCTGCTTCTTAGTGTTGATGTAAAGTGAAAGCAGTTGGACATTACCTGGAACATATCCTCGTCTCGGGTTGATTCGATCGACCGAGAGTTGGTCTCCAATCTTCCAAAGCGCGTGTAAGGATCTTCCAGTTGCAGAACAGCAGCTAGCAGGATCATGGCAAGCAGCCAGCATCTTAGCCAGGAACTCAATATCGTGCTGATGGCTTGGTTCATGCTTTGCCACCTTCAATGCTCGACAGTCTTTGCACAGTCTCAAGTTCAATAGGGGCGACTTTGAACCGCACTCTCCGCACTTTCTGGGATCGCTTCTGTGCGTTCTTGCCCACCGGCTTCTTCGGTTTCGGCACCGCTGGCACGTTCTGCCGGGCTCTACCGGAGGGTGCTTGCAGTGTTTTGTTGTGCACTGATTCAATGACACGTTTTTGCTCCTCCTTGAGCTTTAGAACGACCTCGCAAGCTAGCAGCTTGCGGATAGCCACCTGGGTCTTGGGGGCGAGACGGAGGGTATGGCCCCTGAATCGAGCGGTGCCTTTGTCGATGTTAACTAGCTCCTCTGGAATCTCCAGCCGAGCGATCTCAGTCTGGACAGCACTGATGATCAACTCGTCGTCTGTCCGTTTAGGCACTGGCTGGATATGAGTGTCGTTTGATCCTGGATTTCTAACCTCCTGTAGTTCGGCTGCTTCATGGATAACGATCTGCTCCTCATGTGGTGCGGTATTCCAGCCTGGCGGCAGCTCGTGCACTGGCCCGCCGGAGGGGGCAGGCGGCTGATAGCCTCGACCGCCCGCCCAGATCTCTGCCTGATCCCCCCTTTCCAACGTAAGTTTTCGCTCTGGCATTTAACGCTCCCCTTGGAACAGTTTGATCTGGTTATCTGGATAATGGGTAATGACATACGGCAGTCCGAAGTAATCGTAAATGAACCCATCCAGAGTTCTGAAGCTAACTAGCTCAACCTCCGCCCTAAGAATCTCCTTACACTTGTAAGATGGAGGATTTCCGTGACCTATGATAGTGACTGTTATCATTCTAGGCTCAGCCTCTTCTTAAATCGGGTTATGCATCATCATTTGAATGGCTGCTGCCACTCCAAGCAACGATATTGCGAACATGAAAATGGCCGCTGGAATTAGAATATACCAAGGCGCTCTTTCTCCATACGAACCGCCCTCCCAAAACCCTGCCCACCAGATAGCTGGACCAAGACCCAGCATGAGTAGGATAAGCCCACTTAATACTGTGTAGCCAGTTATTCGGATTATCCAGTCCATAACTTACACCATTTCTAGCGGAACAAAATCTGTGATCTCATCTCGGCGCTCGCCATCCCACTTGGATGCACGCATGTTGGAGAGTACGTAATTGCCGACTACTGGCGGACTGTCCCCGCCAAAGTACTCGCCTAGGTTGATGCGCTCGCCACTCGGGAATACCTTGCTACCCCAAATCGCTCGGCAGATCGCGTTCAGCTTTCCAAGGGCATAGTTGCTGGCCTTGAACTTGGGGTGAGTCTTGTTCTTCATGGATGCGGGCACCACCCGATACCAGACCCGGTGCTGTTTACCCGCATTGGGGTCAGTGGCACTTCCTCGAAGGGCGTCCGGCGGGACCTGGAAGGTGACCTCCCCAGTAATACATGGGTAGCTTTCTGTTCCTTTTGATCCCTTGGCGTCGTCCTCATAGAACTTCGATTCGATGATATACAGGCGCTGGGACCAACTGGCCTTAGCCTTGTCGTCGTTCGGGTCATCGAGGTTGCCCTTGCGAACTGCGTCGTCTGGGATGGTGAAGTGAAAGCTACCAGACGTATTTGCTGATGCTACATCCTCATCATCGAGCCATAGATCCACACGATTGCTCAAATGTTACCTCCTGTAGTGTAGAAGCTTCCTGGTATTATGCTGCTCAAGGCTCCTATTCCAACCCCACTTGTCTGTGAACTATACATCTGCTGCTGCATTCTTATCCATCCATCATACCACTCCCCGGTGGACTTTTCCGGGGCTACTTGAAAGGGCGAACCAGCACAGTAAACTTGGACTTCTCACCTACGATGGCTTCGCCAATTGTTGCAGATGCCACTGCACCTTTCTCGTCAGTCGCACAGACCGCTTTAGGGCCGAACACCAGGCGCTCTTCCTTCTCAGTTGTTGCGCCTTTAGCAGTCGATATTACCCGCTCAATTGTATCGATAATCGCTACTTCGTACAGCGCCATTACTTACCTCCTTTAGGCGATCTTTCGTGCTCCTTATCATCATCATCGTCATCATGCTCAGTGCTATCGCATGGAGTAGGATTAGGTGCAGGATTCGGCCGAGTGGGGCAGTCATTGCTGCAACCTACCAGTAGTACTGCTCCAAGCATCCAGGCCCACCATAGGTTTCTCATCTGTTCTCCTTTCTACCGCAGTAAATCAAGGGATGAAGTGTTTTGCTGAGGAAGCTTAACCCATAAAACTCTTGGGCTGCCCCCAGGCGCGATCTGCAGAATTTGGCTGTACCCCCTTTCCATAGCCACACGCTTGTCCAAGTGGTTGCATACTATTCCAGTACCACACAACACTGCAATTATCAAGAAGATTCCTAGCCCGCACTTATCACCACCAGTCATCTAGTCCACCTTTGTTCCGATGCCGCTGGCATCAAATAGATTCCAGAAATCTCTGCCGTCCGGTGTCAACTCCACCTTAGCAATCGGGTTGGTTGAGCTGGCGGGTCTGCGGACCTTAGCACTCCAGATGCCTTGCTGCTCGGTCCAAACAACTCGCTTGTTGATGCGCTCGAATGTAGGAGGCATTGGCTTGCCATCACCCCCAGCCCTGCTGACTGCTACCGTCTCGGGCTCAATAGAGATTCTGAGGCAGTTGTCCCAGTCCTTGAGAAACTTCGGGATGATCTTTACGCCGACTGTAGCAGGGCCTCCAATGGTATCTCCATCGTAGCTGCCGCCCTCAGGTTTGTAATAGTCGGTGACACACACCACCAGCACGTTCAAAGGCTGCTGGCGCAGGAACTCGGACCATTGTAGAATGATGTTCTGGGCCATCCCGTAGTCTGCGATAATCGGCTGGGCCATGAAGCTTGCTGTGCCGCGTTCACCAATAACCAGCCTGTTTTCCTCGCCTTTCTCCTTCTTAACTGGGCTGACAGTTGCTCCGGTGTTGGCAACAGCTCGCAGGATCTGCTCCGCCAGCCGAGTCGCACCGTCCCAGATGATCGTCTTGGCTCCTGGCACCAGCGTTGCCCAGTCTGCTGTTGCAATGTCCATAGCAGTCTTGTAGGGATTCAACACCAACTTATCACCCGTAGTATATTGCAGCTTTGGAGTGATGACTGTTAGATGTTTGCGGTCTTCCGGCCGTATGCTTAACATGGTCTCTGAGCCTGCGTCCCAGGCCACATAAACTGCCCGGTCTCCCCAGCGCTCTGTGCCCCACGGCAGGGCTGTAACTAGTGCTGTTTTACCCACTCCGCTGTTTCCGTAGATTACTGCGTTAACTCGTGATTCAACCGACATCTTACCGTCCACCATGTTGAACAACTGCCCAGCTGTAGCTACTGGCATATCAGATCCTCCCAATCTGTCCACTTCGGATGGATGACGACTGCTCCACACTTCATGCATCTCCAGCCATCCCGCCACTTACGCTTCCTTTTATCATAAAAATGTGCCGGTGTCAAGTAGTCATCATGTTTGCCGTTTTTATGCCTACTAAGAGCTACCATCTCAGGTGCCTGCTTGGTGGTCAAAAAGGGGGTGGGGAGAGCTTTCCCCACCCCTCCTACAAAATATGCCAGATCGCTTTCTTACCAATTGCCTTAGCCTTTATCGCAGTCCAGCAGCCGCCCATCCAGCCGTCTGCTCATGATCTCGAATGAAGTCCAAGACTGCCTCGCTCCAACCATCAATTGCCAGCCACTTGCCGTAACCCACGCCGTTCTTGTAAGTTGCCACGTTTTTTTTTTCGCTTTTTGTGCTATTCTATAATGCACAGCTACAGTACGAAGAGTGTGAAGCTGCTCAAGCCAGCCGTGAAATAGGAGGACCGAGGCCACAGTCGAGTACGAAAGTGTGGTTAGCGG